GTACGAAAGCAAACTCATCTAAAAATATTATATTATAAGAACCACCTCGAATAGCGCTTGATGATGTAGCAGCCGCCACAATAGTTGATTTATTTTCTAATTCAATATTACCTTTGTTCCAGTTTATTACACCTTGTTGTAACCATTTTGGTAAATTTTCATAAGCAAGTTGTAATCTACCTAATATATCTCTAGCAGTTGATGATTTATTGGCAAGTAAAGCAATATTTGAATTAGAATTAAATAAAGCATAATGAAGTAAATAAGAAATAGTTGTAGTTGATTTACCTGATTGTCTTGGTAGTTTACATATTGTAAATCTATTATTATGAATAGTCTCTACTATCTTTTTTTGAAAACCATACATTTTAAAAGGTATGAGACCCTCATCTAAAGATACTATCTGTATATACTTTTCCATAAAGTATAAAGGGTCTTTAGCACACTTTTGATATTCTAATATTTGTTCTTTAGTAAACTCAACAGGTGTATTAACTTTTTTTAAATTTGGATTACCTAGATATGCGTCATTACTCATACTATTATACCCTCTATATGTGTATAACCTAATTTTACGGCAGCCGTCACTCTTTGATTGCCTTTCCAAACACCATAAATTCTTTCTCTATAAACTTTGCCATTAGCACCATATCTTGTTGTTTTAGACTTTGTATATTTTTTTATTTGAATAGGGTCTATCATATCAGCGCCATCTAATATATCTTCAGCACCGTTTACTAATTTAGAATTATTTTTTGTGTAATACTGATTATAATTTAAATCATTTATCGGAAATATCTGTTTTTTCGGGTGTGATGTTTTTGCTTTTAATATTTTCATCTTCTTTTTTTCTATTTAACATTTTTTGTAATTCAGCAGTTGACCCTACAAATAAAGCGTTTTTAATATTGGCGTTTGATGTCTTTGGTAATTGTTTTAATTCTTTTAATTTAGCCTGTAAGTCTTGTAACTTATCTACGGTATCAGCAACATTTTTAATACCGGCTAATGCTACTTCATATGCTCTAGGATGTTGGCCTTCTTTTGCTACATCTAAAATACCTTGTATAGCTTCTTGACCTCTTTCAATTAAATTATAGTAATTTTCTCTACTATATTTGTAATCATTATCAACATCTTCTTTTTTATCATCTTCTTTACGAGGCACTAAAGGTTTAAATTCTTTTTCTACCTTTTCAACTTCTTTTTCAATGCCAAGTATTTCATTGACTTTTTCTTCTAGTTTACTCATAAAGCTATTTATGTTATTAAAGTTTAATATCTTTGAAAGCAGAGGGTAAACCTAAATGAGGACGACCATCAAATATATTTTCTTTAGAGTTACCAACTTTAGAGTTTACATCATTGTAATGTAAAAATACTTGAGCGCAATTATCACCTAAAAAAGTATCACGCCAATGTTCTAGTATCATACCTTTATAAACTAACATATCACCAGGTTTTAAAGTTAATTTTGCGCCTTCATTTGTAGTTTGTGCTGGAAAACCTTTATCAGGTGTTCCGACATTTTTCTTTGCCTCAATGTAAATTGGCCAAGGGTCACCACCTAAATTCATAGTAGTGGATATCTCACAACTAAATCTATCTTTATGTCTTTTTAAAATATCACCTTTCTTATAAATTCTAGCGTAAGAGTAAGTAGGATTTAATTTAAGGCCTGTTAGTTTTTCCATTTTAGGCTGTACTGCTAATAATAAAGTTTCCATAGCTGTATCAGCATAATGAGAATAAGTGTTAGGCACTTGTTCATCATTCCAAACACCCCACTCTGTTGTATAAGGCGATATAAAACGAGTATCAAACATAGTCCTAGCCACTTGTTTTTTCATAGTAAAATAATTGTAAATAAAATTTGCTACTTTAGGGTCAATAGCTTCTTTGATTACAAAAAAATGTTTTTCTTTAAATTTTTTGTTCATTATTCGCTGATATTTCCTTTCTTACTGCTTGTAAATTAAAATGTATAAATCTAAAATCATCAACACCATCATCAACAGAAAATTCGTGTGGTACGTAAGCAGGAAAAAACATAAGTGTTCCTGGTTTTGGTTGATAATGTATTTTATCGGACATTGGAGTAATTTTAGCTCCATCTTTCATTGGTAACTTTGTCATCATAGCACCTGATCTTGGATCGTGCATTACAGGATAAGATGTTTTATCTGAACACTTTAAAAAATAAAAGCCGGATATATGATTATCCCAATGAACGTGTGTGCTGTGATGGCCGCCACCATTTTTAGAAAACTCTTGTACCCAAAATTCTGTGAAATACATTTGATACTTTCCTATATCATAACCCCACTCTGTCATAAGATTATAAGATGTGGCACCAATATATTGTTCTAAATCTTTTAAGCCAGGATCACCATTTATAGGTGTTGAGTGATAGCTCATTCCGTGGTCTTTTACCTTTAAGTAATCTTTATTACCTAAATATTTTTTTCTTTCTTTTAATTTTACTTTATTCATTTCATAAGAAGCTTTAATAAATTTATCAGTTGCGTTAATAGCACTTTTTAAAAACTCTGGCTTTTCAATCGTGTAAATAGGTGTGCTAAAATGCATTTCTGTATTCATAACATCTTTTATTTTTGTACTAACTACCATTTTAATCTCCGTTTCATATCAATATATATAAGTCTATTTAAAAGGCCGTCCTAGGCTCCAAATAACCAAAGAGTATCTTGTACCTTTTGTAACAGGATTAACCCTATGCCAAACAAAACTAGGAAATACTATTATAGAACCTCTTGGTCTTATTTCAGTACACTCTTTAATTCTTGCTTTTTTATTATTTACCCAATCAGTTTGATTTCTAAAATCAAACTCTAAATTACCACCTTCGTATTCTGAAGGATCAGATAACGAAATTGTAACAGATAATTTTCTTATTTTTCCGTTTGTATTAGGATCATCTGGTTTATTATATGGCACATTCCAACTATCAGTATGCCAATCATAAAACTGGCCTACTTCGTATTTTGTAAACTGACAAGACTCTGACCAATCCCATTCAAAATTCCAACCAGCTTCTTTGTTTGCTTTATGTATAAAGGGATGTATTTCTTTATACAACCAATGATCATTCATCCAACAAATATCTGATTTACGTTTTTTCTGTAAATTTTTTATGGCAGATTTTTTTAATGAACCATCTACTTTAAAATTTTCTTTGTTATCTTCTCTACCAAAACCACCTGTTACGGCCATTTCTGGATTATGTGCTTTACCATATTGTACTATATCATCACAAATTCTTGGTGTTAATGCCGATTGAAAATAATAATAGTAATTTTTTAAATTCATTTTTTACCTCTATTTAAAAACTCAAAATAACCTGTTAATATATATCTAGTCTTCCCCTGAGGACAAACCTGGCCCTTATGAGTGTGTGTAAAGTATGACGGAAAAACTATTGCTCTACCTTTTTCAGATAAGACAACTTCACCATCATAAAATTTTGTGCCACAATCGTGGTCAGACAGATAGTACATTATATTTAGTATTCTGTTTGGATAGTCAAAACAATGTTCAGAGTGCCAATCAGCAAAACTTTTACCTTTATTAAATTTTTTAAATCTAACATTTGATAAAGCAAAAGTATTATTTACCAGATCAAGCTCTGGATATATTTTTAAATAATCTTTAATAAGTAGATTAGATTTATCTACTAAAAATTTCCATAAATTCATTTTTTTAATATCATAGTATTCATAGCCTTGATAGTCTTTAGATGATAACAAGTTTTTATTACAAGTTTCAATTATATTATTACAATCTTTTTTAGACAACATATTATCTTTTACTAAAACAAATTTACTCATTATATATCTACTATAAAATTTATTACAACTCTTTTATCTGATTTAGCAGGTCTTTTATAACTATGAAATACTAAAGAGTCAAATATCACAGCCCTACCTTTTTTAGGAGAAACCTTTTTAATAATTTTTTTACAATTATCATCATAAAATACCGTGTCGCCATCTGTATCGTGTACATAATAGATCATACTAATTGCTTTTTTATTTTTATAATATTCACTATTAGGATCAATATCCTGATGTGGTACCGTTATATCACCTGGTTTAGTATTTGGCAAGGGTGTGGTGAAATTAGCCTTAATTCTTTCTATATTTTTCCACCTTATTTTACTATCTTCTAGTATTTTAATAATTTTATTAAAATGAGACGAGTTTTCTTCGCCCATATTATAGAAAACGTGAGTAAATTGATAAGAGTCAAAATAGTTTTTATTACTTTTCATTCTATTTAAATGAATAGTATCTTTAGAAGCTGTGTAGTCGTTATAAAACCAAGTTATTTTTGAACTTTCGTGTTCTTTTGGTTTTAAAAATAATTTTTCAATATCATCAACATAATCTTGTGGTAAAAAATTATCAATAACTTTTATTATTTTATCATAATAGATCATAAATTCCAAACAATATCATTATTACACTTTATTTCCATATTTATAGACACTCTAAAATCGTCTGTTTTGTTATACTCTGTATCGTGTGTTAAGTAATTAGGAAATATTATCAACTCATTTTCAGACGGCATATAATTATACCATTTGTTTTCGTGTAGTAATTTAATATCACCTACATTTTTATAGTCTATTTGTGGTATGTTTAAATAATAAACAGCATTAATGGTTGACGTTTCTATGTGATTATGAACAACAGATTTCCAGTTATCTTTATTAGTACATAAAGCCCACATTTCAGGCTCTTTAATTATGTCTAATTTACCAAATCTGTTTTGAGAATACTCTAAAAAATTTTGATATACTTTAGATAATACTTTATTTGACTTTAATTTAAATTGACGGCCACCATTATTCATTTGTTCTAATATTTCATTAAGCAAATCTTCTTTATGCTTTGAAATATTAAAAAAGTTTTTAATTGAAATTAATGGTAATCCACTAAACCTAAAAGGTATATTCACTTTCATAATAATGTAAAACTATTTATCTTACGTCTGGAATCTGTATTTAATTAAAACAATTCCTTTACCGCCAGAACCACCACATCTAGGACCTGAGTGATTGGCACCGCCACCACCACCGCCACCGTGGTTATTAGAACCAGATTTACCTACGCCTGTTGGCGAACCTTGTTGTCGACCATCAGCACCACCACCATTACCACCTGTTCCGCCTTGTGATAAAGCACCACCGCCACCGCCACCACTAAACGTAGCATTAGGGCCGTTTACCGTACAAGGATAATATGCTTTAGGTGAACAACCAAATATTGGTATAGCACTTGATCCGTTACCACCATCACCTGCTGTGTGTGTGCCTGGAGAGTCTTGACCCGCCTGACCAGCACCTCCGCCACCGCCACCTGTGTTAGCGTGACCATATCCAGCACCAGCATTGTTACCTTGAGGTGGAGAAACTGGAGGAGTATTACCTTGACCTTTGGTTGCTGTAGGATGAGAAGAAGGATTAGCAGCGTAACCTGAACTACCACCTGAGCCGCCGTTCATAGTTGGCGTGTGTCCACAATTACCACCATTACCAGCGCCACCGCCAGCAGATGTAATTGTTGAAAGAACTGAATTAGAACCTTGAGCAGCTAAACAAGATGGACTTCTAGTACCATCTCCGCCGCCACCACCAGCACCTACGGTTACAGGATATGTTCCTGTTTGAAAAGTTATATGACGAGAACAAATAGCACCTGGGCCACAACGGAAACCTCCGCCGCCGCCTCCGCCACCGTCATCACGGCCACCACCGCCGCCACCAGCAACAACAAGATATCCGGCAATACCTAGATCGCCACCACCACCTGTAACTACAAAACAACCATCACCTGTAAATTCGTGTATCTTAAAATCGCCGTCTGTTGTTATCGTACCACCTGTAGCAGATATATAACTAGGGTTATCATAACCACCACCTACGGAAGTAGGAGTGCTTAAATTAGAAGGTTGATTATTTTGTTTTACAAGATAACCTTTATTAGAGTCAACATATACTATTTCTATTACGGTTCTATTTGTTGACATTTCAAATACTTGTGCCTGAGCACCACCAGCTGCGTCTTGTGAATTAATATTTTGACCATTAGCATTAATTAAAACTTTATTAGTTGCTACATTTCCTCCGTAATCAGCAAACACAAAAGTGTCACCTCTAGTTGGTGAAGTAGGTAAAAACACCTCTATAACACCTGTATTAGTATCTAAAAAATATCCTTTACCAGCGACAGCATTTAAAACCGTTGAACCATCGGCCACGGTCACTGCTTGCCAGTCTGTACCAGCAACAATCTCACCACTTGCTCCTAGAGCAATAGATGTTCCATTAATTGTAATTGCTGAGTTTGCTAGTTTAGCGTTGGCAATAGAGCCCGCTAATCTATCGTTTGCTATAGTACCTGGTGCTATATCTTCGGACTTAATAGTACCGTCTGTTATACCACCTGTTTTAATTCTGTTGATTGCCATAATACTTGTTTCTCTCTATTATTTATATATTTATTCGTCTGAATCTTTGCTTGGGTTATATTTCTTACTATCTTCAAAAAAGTTAATATTTGTAGTAAATCCAAAGTCATCATCAGCGTCAGCCGTTGTAGGGCTAGGAATCACAATAATACGACTTTCTCTCTTAGCAGTTGTAGTATTTGTGTCACTATATTGGTCAGATTGTACTTCTTTAATGACTTTTTGTGATGTTGATGGTCCAAATAAGTAAGTTTTGGCAGTAAAATTAAGCGTGTATATTACTGCTCTTCTTGTAGTAAAATCACCTGAATAAGTGTCTTCATAATTAACACTATTCAAAATTATAGGTATATCTCTTTTAATATTTAAATCTGGTATAGCATTGATAGTCACCGTAAAATCTGGTTGAAAGAAAGGTAATATTTGTTCTATAATTTGTAGACCTGCCTCAGCACTTGCTGTAAATGAATATAAATTATATGATATATTATAAGGCACAGGAGTATAATTAAAGTCCATAACCTTACCATCTTTATTTGATTTTACTTGTTTAAATTTTTGAACTCTAGTAAGTTTTCTAGTAGGGTCATATGATATACCACTAATCTCAAAACCCATACGAGGTAAAGTAATAGCAAATTCTCTATTACTTAAACTTGATTGTTGATCTAATCTAACTAAAAACTTTTCTTTTGGCCCATATGCTAAAGGCACACGAATAGTTTGAATAACTTTACCTGTGTCATTCTTTCTTTTAATTTGTATATTGTTAAAGATTTGACCAAAACCAATGGTCATTCTTCTCATACTTTCGTTATAAAAATAATTTCCGAACATTAAAAGTCTACCTCACCAAAAGGATTTCTTTCTGTAAAATCTAATATATCATCTGCTGTTGATGATGTATCAAAACCTGCTTGACTATCTAAATCATTATTATCAGCATAAGGCGATTGAGTTTGTATATTATAACTTTCTAGTAATAGATAATTAGATGAACTATCAGCACCATCAGCTTCTAATAATAAAGCACCATCTTCATTTTCTAAACTCATTTGATGAGCGAGTTGATCTAATGAATACTTATCTTCAGCAGCGTCTATGTCAGCAACGCCAGTATCAAGTCTTTCACTTGAATATTCAAATCTAGTACATCTTAATTTGTAAACTGGTAATTGACCTAATTGGAAAAATGGCTCTTGGTCTTCTACAAATTGTATTTCAAAAAAACTATTCATTAAAGGCATATAAATTATATCGCCTTCGTTTGGTCTACCAGAAACTATTAATGTTCCTGGATCATCAACTAAATCTAACCATCTTCTTTTAGACACCATAAATGTAGTGTCTTCTCTAATTTCTAATCCAAATTTGTTTATGATTTCTTGTTGACCAGCAAAACCCTCTGTCGTTTCCATATACATTTCGGCTAGATAAGCAGCATTAAATTTGCTTGCTACATCTTCGCCTAATATTAGGTCTCTATTAACAAGTGTTCGTGGTAAATAGTAAACGTCTTGGCCGTATATTTTAAGACCCTCAATAATTAAATTTTCATAAAGTCTTTTTTCAGCGTCTGACCCAATACCATTGCCACCTTGAAAATAATGATTTACTGGCATAAGGTATTATCCTATCATTATTCCAGGATTTAATTCGTAAGTTGATCTTATCTCCGCCTCTAGTTTTTCAATATCACTCAAAGCTTCTGTATAAATTTGTTGTCCATTTAATTGAACACCACCTAACATAGTAACACCATTAAATTTTGATAAGTTAGCACCCCATTGTTTTTTAAACAAAGCTGTCACATATCTTTTTAAATATATGTCATTAAAAACATCTGTATAAGTTGACGGGTCTAATTTTCTGTAACATTCAATAACAAGATATTCGCCCACTGCTAAATCATTTTTCCAATCCATATCAATATACAATCTGTTATCGTGTTGATTAAATCTCATTGGTTTTTCACCAACTAAAACGTGATCTAAAAAATCTAAATGTCTTAATACTACATCATAGTTAACTATTGATGTTGATGAAAAATCATATAAGTCATTTAATCTTAATTGGTATCTTACATCAAATAAATTTAAATTACCTTTATTAGAAAATGGAAAAATATTAATTATAGATACAATTGAACTAGGAATTACCAGATAATTGTCTTGTTCAGACCAAGTTGTAGAAATACTAGACTCTTTTGAATCAGTTGTAGTTTCAGATGATCTATTAGGATTTTTTAGTCTATTTTTATCGTCTTCAGTTAACTTATACTTTAAATATGTTCTTCTAATACCATCATAGTGATATTGAGCATAGTATTGTAAAGCTTCGTCCAGTCTATCTTCTAACTGGTCGTCATCTACGTTTATCTCTATAACTGGTTTTCCTAATGCTCTTAAAGCATATTCTTTTAAGTTAGCTCTACTTGCTGGTGTTGCCATTATTAAATCCCTTTAGTTTTCAGGTATATTTATAATAATTTATCCAAGGGCTACAGCCTGAGCAATAGCAAAAGATTTAGCCGCTTTAGTGTCTAATTGTGTTTGAATTGCTGAGGAAACACCATCTAGGTAACCAATTTCCGTAGAGGTTACATCACTAACAGATACATCACCACTTCCGTCAGATACTAATGCTCTGCCTGTGGTTAGATTTGCCATTTTACTAAAAGCTATGGCAGCTGATGATTTAATATCAGCATTTACTATGTTAGTAATTGTATTATTATCACTATCAATAGCTTTGTTAGTAAGTGTTTGTGAGTCGTCTAAATCAACTAAAGTAGCATCCGTAACAGCTGTTTGAAATTGTGCTAATGTACCTGAAACGGTGTTGCTACCAAATGCTATTGTTTTATTAGTTAATGTATCGCTAGATGTTTCAGTCACAACAGCTCCGTCTGTAGCAATTGTCATTTCACTTCCATTTAAAGAAGTTGTTATGCCTGAACCACCTAAAAGTGTAAATCCACCACCCAACGGTACACTAACGGCAGTTGAACTATCGTCAGCAATTGTTACGGTTGAGTTTGATAATGATGTATTTCCTATATTAGATAAAGTATTATTTGATCCTGAAATCGTTTTATTTGTTAATGTTTGACTAGAAGTTAATAATGCTATAGCAGATGTGTTAGATAAATCTGTTGAAGCTATTGTAATATTACCTGATCCGTCAAATGATTGTCCTGCTATTGTTCTAGCAGTTTCTAATGCTGTCGCTGTGTCAGCATTTCCTGTAACAGCACCTGTTACATTACCTTGTAAATTTGCTACTAGTGTTCCAGTAGATATTGTTAAATCGCCAGTTGTTGATCCTGTAAATGAACCTGTACCAACAATAAACTTATCAGCGCTTTCATCAAAACCTATAAAGGCATTATTTGAACTACCTCTTTCAATAATAATACCTGAATCGCCTGATGGTGTACCAGATGTACCTGTTGCTAACTCTATTAGTTTATCACTTATTGTAGAGTTGGTTGTTTCAACACTTGTTGTTGATCCAGACACCGTTAAATTACCAGAGATTACAGCGTTACCTGATAAATTTATTGAGCCTGCTGTGATAGCACCAGCACTAGAAATATCTATTGCCTCGTTTAAAACTAAATTTGTACTATCAGTTGTTTTAATATGTCTATCAGCAATATTTACCGTGCCTGAAGTAACACTAGTTAATCCTGCTAAAGTTGTAGAACTAGCACCTAAACTAATTGCCGTAGAACCTACGGTAACTGCTGAGTTTGAAAGTGATGAATTACCAATATTTGATAATGTGTTTGATGAACCACTTATTGTTTTATTCGTAAGTGTTTTTGATGTACCCGAAAATAAAGTATCTAATTGTGATAATAATACTCTACCCTCACTACCGCCATCTGATAATAATATCTTATCACCAGCGACTAGTGTAGCACTTTCTAAATTTGTTGCGCCATCTATATTTACTATTGCTTCAACATTACCAAACTCTAATGCTGAGGCGCCAGAGTTTACTTTTAAAACCTGGCCAGCTGAGCCAATAGATAAAGCAGCTCCTATACCTCCGTGTGATAAAGGTATAAATTCTCCTGATTGATATTCTGCTAAACCTGTAGCAACATTACTATCATTAAAGACTGCTCGTATTGGTGTTTTACTTGACATAATTCTCTCTACTCATATTTATTAAAATTGAAATAGTGTAACGTTACTATCAGCTAAAGCACTACCATTTGTTAGTGTAAAAGTTTTTGTACCAGTAAATACAAATTTTTCGTCAACCGTGGCGTTAAAGTTAAATTGAGTATTTGCTGAACTTAAACCACCAGCAGCTGAAAAAAAGTTAATGACTTGAGCGGCTTGCTCAGTACCACCTGATCCTGTCACGGCAACCGCTAGTTTGTTATCACCTGCTTTTGAACCAGCAGGCAAAGTAACACCTGTAGCAGATACAGATACTTGACCTGTTCCGTCAGAATCAATAATAGCACCACCTAAATCAATTGTTTGACCTAATAGAAATAACTCTTTAAATCTTTTTGTTGTGCTACCTAAATTTCTTGTGCCATTGCCATCAGGTATTATATCTTGGTCAACTGCTGAAAAGTCAGCAGAACCTAATGCTACAATAGTACCACTATTGTTTACAAATATTTTCTTTTGTACTGGATTAATACCTACTTCACCGACCTCTAAATCACTTGTGCTAGGGTCACCTGAAGAAGCTGTAAATCTTTTTAATTTTATCTTTAATGCCATTAATTACCGTCCACTTGATCTGTAAATTCTAATTTTCTTTTTGTACTATTATATACTAAAAATTTACCATTACCAAGTGAGCTTGTATCAACGTCATCTAAATTTAATAGTCTTACTTCACCACCACCACCTATTGAGGCCATTTGCATAGTTACTAATTTTCTAAATTGAGCAAATTCTAATTGTAGTTTTTCTAAATCAGTTACTTGTGGTTGTTCAGTTAATTGGTCAGGTTTTTTAATTAAACCTGACATTTGGTTTGCCAAAGCATTTACGTCAATTGTATTTTCTACTTTTGGCTCTGGCCTTTTGTTATTATTAAAGTAATTAACAGGTTTTATATCTACTTGTTTAACTACTTCGCCTGCTCTTGGCCATCTTTCTTCAGCAGTAGGGAATCTTTCTTCTTGTTTTGTTTCAATAATTGGTTCTAATTCTTCTTGCTTCTTTTCGCTCTCTGTTTTTTCTTTTTCTTTAATTGGTGTTTCTACATCATAAGCAACTTCATCAGGATCAAAACCATCTTTTGTTGTGCCTGGTTTTTGTCTTTCAATTTGTTCTTGTAGATTATCTTCAAAAGATTGAAGTCTAGTGAAAAATGTTTGTAAAGCGTCTAACTTTGTGCCGTCTCTATGTGCTAAAATTATTTGATCTTGTTGGCCGGTCTTAATCGTGCCAAAAAAGTCTGATAAATCGGTTTCTTTAATTTCAATTCTTGGCTCAAATCTTTTTCTTTCTTCGGCAACTTTTGCTTTTTCGATTGAGACACTTTTAAAAAATTCTGATAATTCATTCATTATACTTTAGTTGCCTCTGGATTGACCGTTATGATACCATAATGTACTTTTTCTATTGTAGAATCTGATAATATTAATTCTACATCATACACATAACGACCTGCTGATATATCAGCTGATGTTGAGTTTGATAATACTAATTTGTATATACCGCTTGAACCTGTTACAACTGAAGCTGTAAAAGTGGCAGTTGCTGAAGAAGAGTCATAAGACTTTCTCATTTGTGATTGTAAAGTTAATCCAGAAATATCGTAGGCAGTTGAACCGTCAGTTGTTACGGTAAAATTTTTAGAAAAATCAGCACCTTGGTCAATTGAAAAATTAACTGCTGTTTTTTGTGTAACTGCCATATCATTTTACCTATTATTGAAATTTATATCTAATAATAACAACACCTTTACCACCTGTTTTTTCGTGTACGCTATTACCACCTCCATTTGAACCACCAGCACCTCCACCTGTGTTTGCTGTACCACATTGAGCAGCTACTGAACTTCCTGGATAAGGGCCGTTCGCACCATCACCGCCACCACCTTGGCCGCCTTCACCTTTTGAACTTCCGTCGTGTCCACCACCGCCGCCACCAGCGTAATAAGTTGCTGAAGCGTTAATTGATGTTTGAGCACCGTCACCACCATCGCCACCTGCTGATGAAAGACCAGCTTGACCTGCTTGTGTAGCACCACCGCCACCACCATTTCCTACTGGAGGAGAGTTTGGTGAACCTGTAGCACCTGCTTGACCTTGAGGAGGAGAAACTGGAGGTGTATTACCTGCTCCTCCTGATTGAGCATTAGTAGCTCCGCCACCTGAGCCGCCGGGTTGACCGACACAAGCGTTACCACCACCTCCACCACCTGTGGATGTAATAGTTGAAAATACTGAATTTGATCCAGGATTACCTTTTGTAAAAGGTGGAGAACCATCGCCGGTACCTCCGCCACCAACCGTGACTGGAAAAGTAGCAGCCGTAACTGCTAAACCAGTAGTCGCTAAAGGTGAAGCTGTGTAAGGATCTGAAGAACATTTCCCTTCTCTAAATCCACCAGCACCTCCGGCACCACCTCTATCTTTAACAGAACCGCCACCACCAGCAACAACCATATAAGATACTTTTTCTGAACCGGCAGCATTACCTACTTTTGATACTATAAAGTCACCATCACCTGTAAATGTATGAATTTTGTAATCGCCTGAAGTTGTTATGGTACCACCTGTAGCAGCTATAAAAGAAGCATAAGTCTCTATATCAATTGATGTGCTTGCTTGATTTAATTTTGGCAACCAACCTTTATTAGCGTCAACGTAAACTAATTCAGCTATTGTATTATTTGTTGTTAATTTAAAATCTGGACCTGTTGTACTATCAATTAGTTGGCCACCTGTATTAATAATACAATTATTAGTAGCAAATGTTCCGCTATAGTCGGCTAAAATTATAGTATCACCTCTAGTTGGTGAACTAGGTAAAAATACTTCAATGACACCTGTATTTGTATCTAAAAAATAACCTTTACCAGCAGTAGCTGTTAAAGTAGTTGAACCGTCAGCAACGGTTACTGCTTGCCAATCAACCGTTAATGTAGTTGAACCACCTAAACTTACAGCTGTGCCATTTAAAGTTACTGAACTATTTGATAATTTAGCATTTGTGATTGTGCCTGGTGCTATATCAGCTGCTAAAACGGTAGAGTTTTCTATTTTATCCGTTGTTACAGCGTCATCAGCTATACCAGTATTTTGAATTTTTGTTAGTGCCATTTTAATTCTCTCTTACTATTTATCTAAAATCCTTATTGAAATTTATATCTTATAACAACTATTCCTTTACCACCAGTTCCACCATTTGAATCATAAGCACCTCCACCTCCACCTCCAGTGTTTGCTGTACCTGCTGATCCTGCAGGATTTGATGGATTACTATCTCCAGCATCCCCACCTCCACCAGCTCCTCCTGAACCAGCAGATTGACCTGAATTTTCTCCACCGCCACCGCCACCTCCACCAGCGTAAGTTACAGATGATCCTGTAATTGAGTTAGGTGCTCCTGCTCCTCCATCTCCACCTACAAAAGGTGGTGAGTGATTTGCTCCAGCGCAAGCTGCTCCACCTCCGCCACCACCACCAGAACCTCCTGGACCACCAATACCACCTGAATTACCTTGAGGAGGACTAACGGGAGGAGTGTTTCCTGATCCGCCAGGTTGTCCTGGGAATGGGCTTGATCCAGGTGTTCCACCACCTCCACCAGATCCCCCATTTCTACCTGTAGAATTAGATCCAAATGCTCCACCACCTCCACCACCAGCAGATGTTATTGTTGAAAAAACTGAATTTGATCCATCATTTCCATTAGTGTTAGAAGATCCACTTCCACCTGATCCCCCACCGCCGACTGTAACTGGATAAGTTTGAACTGATACAGGTAATCCTGCTGGAGCAACTAAAGGAGAAACTGAATAAGAATCAGCAGAGTCTTTTCCCTCTCTAAAACCTCCACCTCCACCGCCACCAAAATTTCCTCCACCTCCAGCACCAGCAACAACTAAATATGATACATTATTAGGACCTCCTGCTGAATTACCTAATGATGATACTACAAAACAACCATCACCTGTAAAAGTATGAATTTTAAAATTACCTGAAGTAGTTATTGTGCCACCAGTAGCCCCAATAAATGTAGCTGTATCATAACCACCTCCTGTATCTAAAGCGTTATCTGGTGCAGAACCGGCCGCCTGATTTATGAATATTAACCAACCTTTAGTAGCGTCAACATAAACTAATTCTACTATAGCATTATTAGTTTCAATTTTGTATTCTGAATAAACCGTGCTGTCTAAATTTTGGCCACCTGTGTTTATAATTAATTTATTTGTAGCAAAAGTGCCTGAATAATCTACAAGAGAAATTGTATCACCTCGACTAGGTGATGTAGGTAAAAAAACTTCTATGACACCAGCATTTGTGTCTAAAAAATAACCTTTTCCAGCTTCTGCTGAAAGAGTTGTTGAACCATCAGCAACCGTAAGGGCTTGCCAATTTAATAAAACTTGTGATGTTAATGATTTTGATCCGCCTAGTGATACAGCAGCGCCGTCAATAGTTATAGAGGAGTTGTCTAACTTAGCATTAGTTATTGAACCAGAAACGTCTTGTGCTATAATAGTACCGTCTTTGATAGTCCTAGTATCTACTGATTGGTCAGCAAATGCTGGCGTATCCAATTTTACTCTTGTCATCCAACTCTCTCTTTAATTTTTTTATATTAACTGAAAATGTAAAGACAAATTTACTAAAAAGTCTTTATTATCATTTTTAGTTATTCTATGATTTAAATTAGAAGAAAATAAAATAAAATTATTTTTTTTCAATGGTACTTTCCATCTTCTATGTTTATTTCTTCCATCATCATATTCAAAAATAACATCAGCACTTCTAGGTCCTGACTCAACACAATATAAACAAGATACTTCTGGTGATTCTTCTAAATGCCATTCTTTGACATTATTGTGTGTAATCACACTTTCACCAGTTTGTTGAATAATACCTCTGATACTATCAACAGGTGTTGGTACTAAAGTTTTTCCGTGTTCAGCACGAAAATGATCTCTTAACCAATCTTGTGTCCATTGTATATGTTGATGATAAGGTACCTTCAAGTATTCACTCATAAACCAATACTGACTATCATTATATCTATTTAACTTACTAAAGTTTGATAGAATATGATTTTTTAATAGTCTAGTATCAATTGCTGAAACATTATCAATCTTTCCTGTTATAAAAAAAGATTCAGTAAGCGTATGCTTTTCTAACATAATAACCTCACTTTAAATTATTAATTATTATCTACCAACCCAAGCAGAACCATTCCAATCAAACATTGTTTTAGTTTCTGCAGAGTCATTAGATTTCCAAGCTTCCCAACCTTTTGAGTTATCGCTTTGGTATAATGTTTCGTTCCAACTTATTTCGTATTCCCAAACAACAGGATCTTGTCCATCATTTGTAACACTAGGATAAGTTATTGGAGCGACCCAACTAGCAGTTGAAACATTTTTTGTCCAACTTGCGTGTGGTTGAACACCTATAAAAATATTATTATCTTCATCCCAAATAGAACCAATACCAGCATAATTACCTCTAAATGCTTTTGATTGATCGTCGCCTTCAACCGTATCACCAGCGTCATTAACAACATAATATTTTCCACCTCTTGTATTGTAAGAAGTTTGTATCCACATTTGAGCCGGCCATCCGTGAATTTGTTGTAATCTGTTTTGACCTACTGATTCGTCTTCTTTTCCATCAGCATTTAACATTTGATCGTTGTCTAGTCCGTGAACGGCGATTACTTTTCCGTTTACACCTAGTTTAGCAAAGTGTGCCATTGTTATTATCTCCTATATTATATGAGTGCCATATATCTCTTTTTAGAGTATCGCACCCAATTAATTTGTTATTAAGACTATTTATAAAGATTATACCAACAAGGGACGGTGTATCTGAAACCTTTAGTAATTTTATTTACGCTATGAGTTATTTTAGCGCCTTCAAATATGATTAATTTACCTGATTCTGGTTTTACAACCTCATCTCCGACAATGGTTTCACCACCCTTAAAATTAGAATTTAGATATAATATTGATGACCATATATGATTTTTTATATCTTTATGAGGTAATGCCCAGCAACCAGTATTCCATTTAGTTAATTGATAATAATTAGCATAGTGATTTTTACTTATTTTTTGTATTTCATAATTTAATTTAGCACCTATAAGTTTAAAAACATCTTTATCAACATTATGTATATTAATGACATATTGACCATAATGTTCTTCCGTTAATTCTTTGTTTTCTTCTAATTGAGGCCAGTATTCTTCGTGCCATTTAATTAAATTCTTACATATTTTTTTACTAATAAAGTTTTTTACTATAATCATAATCAATATTTAGGAAGTTAAAATTAAATGATATTATTGTCTTTCGTTTTTCACTTTTATTTATAGGTGCTCTATGTATCATAAAAGCTGGAAAAATAATTAAATCACCCTCTTTACAATTTAAAGTTATTTTTTTATCGGTAGCTGGCTCAATTAATTCAGTTTTAGGATTTTCTTCATTCATTTCAACGTAATAAACACCAGTATAATTATCACCGTGAGAATGCCAATTGTGTACACCATTTTTATCATATTGTTGAAACCACAAAGCCTTTAACTCTATTTCATCATAATGTAAAATTTTAGCACATTTTTTAAAATGATTTAACAAATCTTTTAATATAAGTTTTACCCAAGGTCTATTCATATCTTTATGTTGTGACCAATCTAATTTTTTAATATTATCATTTGATATTATTTTTTCACTAGATTGTTGATCTATTAAAGATAATAATTTATTTTTTATTTTACTATGAGGTGTAAAATTATCTATTAATGATAAAGATGTTAATTTAATTTTTTTCATAACATAAATTTAATACAATTCTAGTTTGTGTATTTGTTGATGTAGTACCATAATGTTTTAATTTATTATCAAAAGTAATTAATCTATTTTCTACTGATTTTATTTTTTCACCAGTTTCAAAATATGTATAACCGTTATTTGTGTTTATATAGAATATAGAAATTAGACAATCACTATTCATATCATTATGAGGTTTAAATTTAAAAATTTTACTAGTTTTTGTGGTACAATTTAATTTAGCTCTTAAAAAATTAGAAACATTTAATTTTTTTTTAAATATATCTAATAGTGGCATTGCTGTATTGCCGTCTTTAAATATATTAATAAATTGATAATTGTCTAATTTATTATCTTCTAATACTTTTTGATTATTAAAATACCAAGGAAAATATTGGCCTGTGATGATGTTTTTAAAATGATTAAAGCTATCCTGCTCTAAAAAATTATCAATGACTTTCATAATATTATTTAGTGACTAATTAAAAATTAGTTTTGAAACTTGTATCTAATTGCCACAATACCTTTACCACCAGCACCGCCAGCTCTTGTAGGGTTACCAGCACCCATACCTCCACCGCCACCGCCAGTATTGGCTGTTCCGGCTACACCTACTTCAGGTTGAGGAGCAGGGTTACGACCACCACCTCGGCCTCCGCCACCTTCGCCGCCGACACCACCTACTCCACCAGGTTGATCGTAGCCACCTCCGCCACCGCCAGCAAAATATCTTCCTGGATTTGAACCAGGTGTTCCGTGACAAGTGCCAGGAATAAATGTTGTTGGTACGCCATTACCACCTGCGCCAGCAGGAGGAGAACTTGTTAAATTTGTTCCAGCTTGACCAGCACCACCGCCACCAGCAGAACCGTTTCCTGTTCCTGAAGGTGATCCGCCACCATTTTGTCCTTGAGGTGGACTGACAGGAGGAGTATTACCTAATCCTCCAACTAGAGGACCAGGACCGTTTCTATGTAAACCTCCGCCTGAACCTCCACTACCAGCT